GCGCTACAACAAAAGCAAACCAGCACCAAACCTCCATCAAAGAGCCCAGATGGTTTTTTATGAAATTATTATCTTAACTAACTCAGCTGGAAGCTGGTCAATAACAACATCCATAATTGAGGCATCATCCCCCCAGAAAGCAAACAAGAAAGATGGCAATCTTCCCGACACCACAAATCGTCTCCACCCTCTCGGAGCAGACCCAACCAAGATTGCTGGTCTCCTCAGTTGAGGTGCTAACCAGTAGGTCACTACAAGTTTAGTTGGTAATTTGCAATTTGATTGCGCAACCTGTACTAGCTTGTCAAGCTCCTCAAGTGCCTCAGCCACAACAGGTGACGATATGTCAATTAGGTCAATTAAGAATTCATATGCATTGAGTAACGCATTGGAGAATTTAACTGCATCTCTATACATGGGAGGATACAGGGCTGGGCATGGATCGCCAAGAGGGAGACAACACATCCCGTCTAAACAAATCTCAGAATTCCCGATGACAAGCTTGGGTGGGTCTAGTCCAAGACAGTGATGAGATCTTACACATTTGTCAACCTCTTCAACTGTTATCAGAGCTGAGTCCTCAGGGCCGCCAAGATGGTAACCAAAGTGGCTACTCAAGGCTAATGATTGTACCACATCAATCCTGGATGCAGCAGCTCCACACATATCCATGTCAAGAATCCGTTCATAATAATCAGGGTCACCTGCTAGTATCAGGAATACTCTTATCCCTGGTAAGTGACATATGTCAAGGGGTACACTTGGGTCAATTTCCGGGTAAACCCAAATTCTTGTTATTTCCTCCTTTCTTAACCCCATTTTAATTGCTTGGATTTCCATAGAGATTTCACTGCTAGCAAGCGACCACTTCCCTGTATGAAACCCTGTAGCGGTGAAGTCATTGGTTTCATTAACAACGAAACTTGGCTTCCTAGCGACCTCTCTTGACCTTGCAATATAGAAATCAACATTCGTATAATCTATCTCCGAGTAGACTCTTGACATTTTCCCTACCGCCATTGCCACTACATCTAAATTAATTAGCGGCATTAATATGATCTTCATCAACAACTCCCCACGATTTCTATGGTAAATCACACTTAGGCCCCTTACAATCGGGATTATTTGTGTTATCATAGATGAATCACCAAGCGCCTTCGTCAAGAATTTTCGTGTTGGGCTATCTGGTTTGAAAATTAGCCCAACAAGAGATTTCTTCTCAAAGTGGGATAATTTAATTGACATGAGGTACAACCAGGCAGACTGTACCGTGACACTCCATGGTATTGTTTTAAGGTCTGCCAATGAGAACCTCTCAAGATTGAATGCTGTTTTGTGTTCTGTAATTGATGATCTTACATAGCGTGTTTCTGATATTAATGATCGCACTACTAGTTGCCCTATTGATGAAGCAGCTGCAACACATGGATCAAGGTCGCATACTCCTGGCTGAACCGGGTTGTCAAGTGCTATTGTTTTCCTTAAAAGCCATGGTGCCCCCTGATACATCGGGGATGAAGCTAGGACAAACTCCTCAGATGTTATCCTCTCAAAGCAGCTGCTACATGCTGCCTCTAGAAGAAATGGTTCCTGAATATGACCCGAGGACCTTAACACTGAGTCAGCATACAGACAACCATATGTAAACACATGTTGGAAATGAATAGTATAATCGTCCACAGACTTTGAGTAAGTTGTTAAATAGTCACTGGTAAATCGTAGCCATGTACTAATAATGTTTATAAAACCCGTGAGCCCTTGGCGACTATCCCCTCTTGATGGAAGCCTGTGGGTTAGCGTACCCCCTTGAACAGACAGAGATTGAGTCTGATTATACCCCTTCTCAGTCAAGAACCTCTTCAATAGTAAACTGAGATTAGGGTCATTGATCTTTCTAACCTTATACCACTCACACAGTACCAGAGTGTCTCTGACCAGTCCTGCAGCTCTGGACTTATTTAACCCTGTGATTTCACCTTTTTGAACCTTAACACTCGTATTTGATCCAAGATACAAAGGTTGTTTCCCTTTCTTATCAAGATGGGCCGGCGTTAATGGTTCTTCTGGGCAATATATTATAGCATCTTTATAGGAAGAGGTGGTGGCATCTTTTGACTTGACTGGTCTGAACTGTTCTGAAACGAATGGCATAGTGACCCCAACTAACTCTCTTCCCCATGTTAGTGCTCTCAGTCGTTTTGAAGCCAAGTAAGTACATCCTTCCAAAAAGGGCCCCATATCTATGCCCTCTGACTTGTCTTGGAGTCTCTCAACAACACTCATTTTATACCTCTTGCTTTCCAAGACAATATCCTCTAAATGCACAGTCTGGTTGGCAGAGATTACTGTGGAGGACTTCTGGAATAGGTCAATAATCCCTAGTCCATATGAGACATTTGATAATCCAAACAACGCTGACATATCACGAGGTCTTAAAGGAATCATTGTCGATAAGTCATAAGCTAACATCTGGGCCAGCTCAGTTAGGGGTTGTCTGAAGAAATCTGCTACTCGAGATGAGTGCGTACTCTGGTTAATAGCTTGCTCAACCCATCTTCGGAGTTGTCTCTCGGGTCTTAGTAGTTGAGATATGTTAAGAGAGGTCGGGTCCGTTACCAGTGCAAGCCAGTCTGTTGAAGAAGAAATCTTAAGTTTTACAACTCTGTTAATAAGTGACAATGATACATTAGTACTATTAAGAGCTTCTTTGAGGAGTGCAAGCTGAAGTGGAAGGGGGTCTGACATTCCTCTAAAAAATACACTTGGGAGCATTGCTGGAGTTGGAAGCCCTCCAAGTATCGGGCCAACTAGTGCCAAGATGACTATGATGTCCTCCTGTTGCATTGTTGTTGGAGGCAACTCTATATATAGTTCCACTAGATATAGTATTGTCCCTGCGGTTAGTGAAATCCACGGGGAGGTGTCTGACATAGCAGCACTGAGACAGGATGAAATTAAGCAGGCGAGTTTTGAATACAGGTTGGGAAATATTTCTCCAGTTGAGTCTGTTACACGTGATAGCTGCTTGAGTGCACCCGAGATCGGGATCCCGTGAAAGTACATTCTCTTACCATATTCGTATAGACAATCAGAGATCCAACACTCTTCAACCTTGAGTGTATGTCCTGCTAATCTTGCATGCTTGTATAAAGAGCCGAGAGCCCGTGTAGCCAAGCATTGATTAGACTCAATTGTGCTTGAGTATATTATTATAGTCTGATTATCTCCCTGTCCAAGTATATCAAACTGGACAGCTGCTTCTCTAAGTGCTATCATCTCCCAGCACCCTGTAATTATAGTCCACAGTTTCTGCCTCATTCCCTCACCTGGGGTTAGTGCTCCTTGGATACAAGTCACTCCATCTTCAATTGGATCTCCCATCTCACTCTGAAGTGGGGGATTGAACCTGTTTTGAACTATGAATGTTGTGTAACAGGGGAGCATGCAACCGGTCCTAAAAAAGTAAGAGGAATCATATATGCTGTCAAGCTCACGGCAAATAGGCATCTGCAATTCGGGTCGGAATGCATTACACCATGAGCTATAGTCAAGATTGATAACAAAGGCTTCTTTTGTTTTCATTTTGTGTGAGAGCTTGTTCAACAAGTGGGTAAGAGCAGTTGATCCCATAGTCATTGAGTGTGTCCTGATTAGGGGCATTATATCCCTCTTTAGTGTTGCCTCACTTATCACCTGGTAAACACGGGTGTTGAGAGACTGCTTCGAGAAGAACCTACCCTTAACTTTGAGTTCTTTTTCTTTTGGTACCAAAATAGTGATCCTGTCTCGGATATCGACAGACCCGACCATGTAAGGTTCTAAGAGTTTTGGTATGTTGTCTAGTTTACCGTCTATTAGTGCATTAACAAGCCTCGAGACCCCCTTGCCCCCTGTTGGTCTATCGAGCGGTTTTTTGTGTTTGTGCCTATGGGCCGCACTGTTGAATTCGAATGGCCACGATGCTCTACTCTCGATGACTGCCTTGTCTGTGACTATGTCATTGAAGTCTGGATCTGTGTCCAGCTCAAATACCTTCTGGATCGACACATACCGGAACCAGTGCCAGTTAATGTCAAAGGCTGAACTCCAGTTGTTTAGTTCCTTGGCTGTGCGTATTTGTGTTGGACAGCCTGGTTCTAGAACTACGGGTGGCCATTTTGAATTCTTTGCAATGAACCCTTTGATGAACTCTGCACGAAAGACGGACAGTATTTTGTTACCATAATTGAGCAGAGATGGACCGGTTTCAACCTCATTTCTCATTTTCGTTAGTTGCTCTCTTGGGCCATTGACCATATCGATTTCTGGAAAGAACCAGGATTTTTGAACGGATGCTATCTCAAGAGCTAGTCTTGGATCTTTCTTGACAAGTTTTTTTAGTAAGTTATCAAGCCCTGGAGCTTTTTCCGGAATCATTGTAAAAATTGCACAGAAGTTAGATTCAACAGTCTCATTGTGCTCTTCCATCACAAGTCCTTGTGTATAGGGGTAAATTGATTTGACAATGTTAAAGTAATCATCATGTTCTGTAACAATAGCATCTATTGTGTCAATCATAGCAAAAATAATATCAAGGAATGGTCCCCCAGCTCGGATTGCTCCTGATACAACTGCTGATATCGCAAGGTGGCATCTACTCTTGGCAGTATCCGCAGCAGCTAGAAAATGATTATATGTGGCAATACAGCTTTGTTCGTTCCAGTGTATTACAATTAGAGATTGTATGAAGTAGATTGTCAACTGACCAATACTAACTGGTCCTACATCAGAGTCTCTTGAATAAGAAACTTCGCGGATAATTCTTTGGAATGTCATGTGATTATCGAATAGTGCACGAACCCTTGGGTTGGTTAAAGCGTATCTCACAGCAGCAAGGAGGGTTTCTGTCATGGACTCTAAGTGCCATGTCTTGACTACAATTGTTAATATTGACTCGGCAGCTCTTATTATCACACCAACGGGATATGCTTCAGGCTTAAGCTTGATTAGTCGGAATAACTTGTAATAATACTTTGATTCAAGATTAATTGGCTTAATCAATTGTAGTGCCCGCCTATGATGATTGAGGAACCGGGACTCCAAACAAAAGGACACTTCAGTCCCAATCAATGGATTCTTGAGTGTCTGGTCTGCTCTGTTGATTACGACCACCGGCCCAGGCGCCTCTTCCGGTTGATTAAGGCTGGAAGAGATATACACAGTGTTATAAGATAAAGTATCCCACCAATCCATGCTGCCCATGAAAGGATATCTCTAACCCAACCCAACGGGTTTAAGAATGTAAATGATGGTAGGCCAATATGAACCCACCCAGATCCTGTGTCGGTTGAAGTGAGGTTGGTCGACCTGGTGTACGGTAGCAGACCTGACTGAGTACCGAAGGCATGGTTGATCGGGTTTGTCTCATGACCAGATATAAGATCAACTTCTGGTGTTAAATTAAAGATTGCATCAAATTCATCTAAATGGTAGTCATGTGTCGACCTATCATAACTCACCAATTTTGGTTTGAGTCCTGACCCAACGGTTCCGAGAAAGTATGACCCGTGGAGGAGCAATCTTTTAAGCCCTGGCTTAGCCTCTGGAGTCGAGTCCTGCAACCTATCCTCATCATTGAGATACATTATTTTATCCATATAGCTTACTGGCGGGAAATATGTCGACTCATTCCATGATAGGAACGACACATTAACCCTTGAGCACTGCCAAATAACACCTAGTCCTCCAACAACATACCCTATTATGTCGGTACGATTTAACCATTTCCTCAAGAATTGAGAACTACTAAATAGATTTGACCCTGTCATTCCTAATATCAAAGACTGCATAATCTCACAATCCTCCCACGCATCTGCTAGTATTGGTCTAATTTTGTGAAGAGCGTATGACACTTGTGATAGATCCCTCTTCCGCCTTTTGGCTGGACAAATGTTAGAGTCATTCGAACATGTAATGTTAATAGACTGACTATTGTACTTCCATTTTCTAAGAGGGTATGACCTCCTGAACTTATCGAAGGATACTAGCTTTGACTTGTTATTACAGAGGACAGATCCATTTATACTGGTATTGACTATGTCGGGAGGAATAATTGTTGAGTTAAAATACAACAAGCTACCATCACTCAACTTTGCAAGTCCTCTCTCAATTTCACGCTTAGTTACAGTGCTACAATCTCCAAAACTACAGTACATGTATGGTGGTGCAGATTTGATGACAACTGTCACATTGTTATTCGTGCACCTGCAAATTGTGTTTACAGCTTTGGAACAACAATAATACCAGTTACAAATATATGGTTCCTCAACAGTTTGGTTATTACAGGTCGTAGCATTTCCAGTGTACCGAAATGTCATTTTATCAGCACTGTAACTTCCAAAAAATCCCCAGTAGGTTGTACACCGATATGAGTAACAAGACACAAGTGTAGCCTTGACTTCCTCCACAGTGTGGTTTTGGTAGCTCACCTCGCATGAAACGACATTCTCGGTTGTCTTATGGCACAGACGTCGAATCTCGAGGTCGATCAGAGCAGGGGACGATCTGGTGTCGCAATTAAGGGCTTGTAGCTCTGATGTCTGGACCAAGTGGACCAACTCCAACATTCCTGAGCCGATAAGAATGCACATCGAAGGCAGCATTAATTGCATGCTTACTCTGGTTCTCAGTAAGGCGTACATACATATGCTGCTTTATCGGGTCTTTGTAGACTGAGATTGAGTTCAATGTCTGAACCAAGAAGTCACTAAACAGGAGATATATGTTCACTGATCCGTGACCGCTTGGCTCTGCATCAACAGTGAGATAGTTGATCAGTCTCTTCTCGCGAGGAAGTCTGAAGTCGTCTTTCACTGAAAGGAGAGGGAAATTAACAAATTGATTTCTTGATGCGCCACCAACAAAGTCAATCTCAAGCATAAGAGTTTTCCAGCCGGGAACAATTACCTTGTCCTTAAGTTCAATGTACTCATGCTTTGGTGCCATTTTGAGGAGGTTCGATTTTTTTAGAATACGATGTCTAGTGCTGGTGCGGTGGCAGTGGACTCAGGAAGCTTTGGGTAGATGCTTTGGGGCTGTGGGCATGATGGAATCATCGGAGCGTTGCTTGTCCCGACTGCCATTTTCCCATACAAGAGATCAACTTTCTCAGTCATCAGAGTTACAGATGCTGTCACGGCCTTGAGAGACTTGTCAAGTATCTTCATGTTTTCACCCAGTTGTCTAATACTGCCGGAGTAATCTAGCTGCCCGAGCTTCTCAAGGATCTCAACTTGAGTAGTCACGACCGACTCGAAATATGATTCCAATGTACGCTCAAGATGACTGAACTTCATCTGGATTACTTCTTGGTCTATCTTTCTCTCCTCAGTTGCTGTCTTGATCTCGCCCATCAATTGCTTAATAAGCTCCTCACTCGACAGCGCTTCCCTTCCTGTTGCCAGCTGCTCTTTGTCGTAGATTAGGCCCGGATTTACTGACATCTTGTCCACCAACTCTTCCACTGAGTACCCCAGCAGTCTCTTGTCCAGACTCTTCTTCCTCCTTATTGGTGACCTCGATCTGGTTCGATGTGCTGTCGACGGTGGGTCCTCTTCTAGCGGAGACACTAGATTGTCTCTTCGAGTCGCCATCCAGCCTGCGTGCAAGCTCAACAATACTGAGTAATGCGTCAGCACTCATCTATATGGTTTTATATAGGTTTGTTCACTTTGCTTCTGCATATCCAGTAACACCGATCCTCGCCATTATACCCGCTGCCTTAAGATCAAACTCCTCCATATCCCCATCTCTTTTAATTTCTCTCCTCCTCAGTCGAGCGAGTTGTGCTTCCTTCACGGTTGCACCTGGTTGTATAGTTGATGCCTTATATCCAGTCATAGTAGCGTTCTCTTTCTTGCTCCAATAAAAAGCAGCGGAGGCTAAGTTCGGAAAACTTCTTGGAGCAAGTTTGATAGCGTCTGAGTGCCTGATTGCTCCAAGATACTTGAACATCTCTCTGTGCTTCCTCCTCAGGTCTTCTTCAACATCCAAGAATTCATCAATCTCCTTATAAACTGCAGGAATGGTCAAGGTAGCATCCATGCATTGCTCTAGATATTCTTTAATAGTGGTGTATGTAGTCATTTGGGCATATGATGCTACAAGTCTCATCTGGTCCATAAATTCCCTTCCAGGGCTCTCGAAGTCCGTTGTAAGTAGACCCAGAACAAAGCTCCCAACCCAACTTTGGCTATTAAACCAATCGATAGCCATATGTGGATTGTAGAGCTGCAGTAAATTTGCTGTCTCACCATGGTCAGGTCTTCCAAGTGATGCCATCAAGGTCTTAAATCTCTTTCTTATCTGCTCAGCTCCAGCCTTAATTTTCGTAGATGACCCAATTATGATACCGATAAGTAACGAGCAGCAGTGGCTCATGATTGATGATACTTCAAGTTGTGTAAGCTCTCTGTCAATGTCACCAGAGCCATAGAAGCATGCTGTCTCGTATCGTAATGTTCCGTCTGGTGTTTGGAAAGGGGCTGCTAAATAGGACTCTTCCGGAATTCCACCAAATGCAAATGCTTGATGAAGACCCGATATTAATAAGCAAAGAAAAACCAAACTCCCTGTTACTTGGTGATATTGAGCTCTCCTTTCTTGAGACAATAAGGCAATTGCATTCTTCCGAATGTCTCCTTTCCTCCCTATGCCTGGATGTGGATCTTTCCCCGCAACTGGATACTGGAGGAACTTCCCCGGAAGATCAGGGAAATGTGATTCCTCTTGTTCTGGTTCAGTCTCATCCATTGGCACACTAACAGTTTCGGAGGGGGGCTTTTGTCTCTTGGGAGGCATTTTTGTTTTGTTCATGGTTTGATGCTGCGGAGGTGAATTTGTTGTT